CGCTCTTGGGTGGGGCGAACGTTTGGAAAACGCTCGCAAGGAGTGTGTGGAGGGCGGGGTGAGGAGGAGTGAGAGTGGGGTTTACATCCCTGACCAGCAGGGGTGTTTTGAAACGCGTCAAGGTGAAGGTGGCACTCTCGCCACCGATCCTTCAAAGACTTCCATGGACGATTCGCTCGTCCGCTTGGGAGTCGCCAAGACTAAGGGAAAGCTTCGTGTCGTAACGATGCAATCCGCTCGCGTGAAGCGAGTCTTGACGCCTGTTCACAACGCCCTCTACGACCATTTGTCATCCTTCGGATGGCTGGTTCGTGGGGATGTGAAGAAGGAAGATTTCTTGGCCGTCCTGGATGACCGGAAGGAGGGAGAGGCTGTCATTAGTGGCGATTACGAATCCGCCACCGACAAAATCTACCTCCGTGCCGTCGATGTCATCGTGGACGAGCTTTCGAAGGATGGGGATTTGACGGAAGAAGAAAGAAGAGTCCTGAGAGGTTCCTTTCAGCGCCTGCGCTGGATGAACACCTGCACGGGGGCTATCAGGCCTATTCGCAGAGGTAGCATGATGGGGAATCTTGTGAGTTTCCCACTTCTGTGCCTCTTGAACAAGGCCTGCTTCGATATCGCCAGCGATATCGGACGGGGCAGCGGGGCCAACCGCGTCGGTCGTTTTAACGGCGATGACTGCTTGTTTGCAGGTGATCGGAAGTTCTTTTCCCTCTGGAAAGAGGTTACTGGAACTTTCGGACTTTGTGTCAATGTTGAGAAGACCGGCTACTCAAACATCTCTGCGGATTTGAACTCCCAAAGGTTCTTTCTCCGTAGAGGCCAGTTGGCCCCTAAACCCGTCCTTTCGTTCTTCCGTCCCTATAGAAAAGAACCTGGATGTCTCTTGACAGAGGTGCTCAATGGCATATCTACTTTTCGCGGCGAGGTTAAAAGCCTTGTCGTGAATTGTATGATGCGCTTTGAGATTGCCGCTAGGCAGATAGACTTGTCTACTCTGTCTCGAAGAGAGTACCTTCTCCTTTCCAAGAAGTCTTGGTTTCGTCGCGCCCTTACCGATGGGCCGGCACCTACCATCAAGAAAGGTGTAAAGCGTAGTGTCGAAATGGTTGTAGGACCGCCTCCGAAGGCTTTCCTGTACTCTACTTTCGACACCATGGCTAAGGACGTTGCAGGGGACGTGGTTTCTAGATGGACGGGGGTTCCCGTTAAACCCGAAAGGGTATCCATCGATTACCTCTCCTACAGAGAACGATCCTCTCAGACACCTTCCTATCAACCTCCTTCCTTCCGCCAACTCCAGC